ATGAGCGTGAGTAAGAAAAAAGACGCCTTCGAGAGCTTCTCGGAAAAACAGCTGCGGGTGCTCTCTTGGTGGTGCCCGTCGAGCCCGGACAGGAATTTTGACGCGATAATCTGCGACGGCGCCGTGCGCTCCGGCAAGACCCTGTGTATGTCCGTCTCGTTCGTTGCGTGGGCATTTTCGGCGTTTGACGACACATCCTTCGCGCTGTGCGGCAAGACGGTCACTTCACTGAGAAGAAATATCATAACGCCCATTCTCCCCGTGCTGCGCCGCCTCGGCTTCGACTGCCGCGAAAAGCTGTCCCAACACTTGGTGGAGATAGAGTATTCGGGCAGGCGCAACCGCTTTTACCTCTTCGGGGGCAAGGATGAGGGCTCTGCGGCGCTGATTCAGGGCATGACGCTCGGCGGGGTGCTTTTAGACGAGGTGGCTTTGATGCCGCGCTCGTTTGTCGAACAGGCGTTGGCGCGCTGCTCGCTCGACGGCTCAAAGCTGTGGTTCAACTGCAACCCCGATACGCCTCTGCACTGGTTCTACGAGGAATGGATAAAAAAGAGCGCGGAGAAAAACTGCCTGTATCTCCATTTCACCATGGACGATAACCCGTCGCTTACGCCCGCGATAAAGCGCAGATACGAAAGCCTTTACAGCGGCGCGTTCTATGACCGCTTCGTTCTGGGCAAATGGGTCGCGGCGCAGGGGCTTGTCTATCCGTTCTTTTCGCGCTCGGTCCATGTTGCGGAGCCTGAGGGCATACCGTCGCGCTATTTCATCTCCTGCGATTACGGCACGGTCAACCCGTCGTCATTCGGGCTCTGGGGCGAGTACGGCGGGCGCTGGTACAGGCTGAACGAATACTATTTCGACAGCCGCAGGGAGGGCGAGCAGCGTACCGACGAGGAGCATTACGCCGCGCTCGAGCAGCTTGCGGGCGAGCTCAACGTTGAGGCGGTTATTGCAGACCCCTCCGCCGCGAGCTTCCTCGAATGTATCCGCCGCCACGGGCGGTTCCGTGCCGTGCCCGCAAAAAACGACGTTATAGACGGCATCCGCCGCGTTTCGGATGCCCTCAAGGAGCGGCGCATCCTTTTCTCGCAGTCATGCACGGACTGCCTTCGGGAATTTTCCCTCTACAGATGGGATAACACTGCCGCACACGATGCTCCGAGAAAGGAATACGACCACGCCATGGACGATGTGCGCTATTTCGTCTCCACAGTGCTCGCGCACGAGGAGGACGGCTTTTTCGCGCTCGCCATGAGCAGATGACGGTCGGGCGGTCGGCCGTCACAAAAGGAGGAATAACAATAAATCCGTTCAAAAGAAAGAAAACCGCTCCCGAGCCTGCGGCGGTGCAGACCTCGGCGCGTCCCGCGTCGGGGCTCGGACTGCTCGACAGCTACACTCCGCTCGGCGGAAATCAGACGCGGCTCTACTACGCTCTGCGCGAAGCCGTGCCGATAATCGATGCCGCAATATTCAAGACTGTCCGCCTGACGGGCGGCTTTGAGGTCAGATGCGCCGACGAGCGCCTGCAGGACAGGCTCGACAATTTTATACGCAATGTTCCCGTCGGCGGCAATCAGTTTGGGCTCGAAAGCTTTATCTCCACTTATTTCGAGCAGCTTCTTACCTGCGGTACGGCGGTGGGCGAGATGGTGACGGACTCGGACGGGCATATAGCGGCGCTCTTTAACTCGCCGCTTGAAAACATCGAGCTTCGCCGCGCTGCGGACGGAGTCGGGGTGGACATCTTCTCCGCCTCGCTCGAGGGTATGCCGTCGCCCGTCAGGCGACCGGAGCTGGTGCTTCTGTCCGTGATGAATCCCTTGCCCGGCGAGGTCTGCGGCTGCTCTATGCTCAAGGGGCTGCCGTTCGTCAGCGGGATACTCATGAAGATTTACAAGACGATCGGGCTCAACTGGGAGCGCATGGGAAACGTCCGCTTTGCGGTCACATATAAGCCGCAGAACGACACGCTCGACCGCGCATATGCCAAGGAACGCGCCATGCAGGTGGCTAAGGAGTGGAGCGAGGCCATGCAGACGGGCGGCGCCGTGAAGGACTTTGTCGCAGTCGGCGACGTCCAGATAAAGGTTATAGGCGCCGACAATCAGATTTTAGACAGCGAGGTACCCGTGCGTCAGATGCTCGAGCAGATAGTCGCAAAAACCGGACTGCCGCCTTTTATGCTCGGTCTGTCATGGTCATCGACGGAGCGTATGTCGGCTCAGCAGGCGGACGTGCTCACCAGCGAAATCGACGCATACCGCCGCATTTTAACTCCCGTCGTCGAGCGCATATGCCGCACCTATCTGCTTCTCGAGGGAACGCCCTCGCAGGTGGAGGTCGAGTGGGATGACGCTATGCTTCAGGACAATGTCGAGCTTGCGCGTGCCGAGCTCTATGCGGCGCAGGCGGAAAAAATCAGGAAAGAGATTGAAAACGGGGAGTGATAACTACGCAGAACAGTGTTCTTTCGGGCGCTCCGACTCCGCAGGAGCTGGAGCTTATCAACAGTTATACCGTAAAGCCGCTCAAGGCGGAGGAGGTCTATACCTTCGGCATCGTGCTTTGCGACAATGAGATCGACCGCGACTTCGAACGCTTTGATATTCCGGCGCTCGAAAAGTTAGCAGAGCTTTTTGTCGGCAAGACGGGGATATTCGACCACAGCATGAGCGGCAGGGATCAGACGGCGAGGATATTTTCCTGCCGCGTCGAGACGGACGAAAACAAAGTCACCTCGGCGGGCGAAAAATATACGAAGCTCTGCGCGAGAGCCTATATGCCGCGCAGCGAGAAGAATGCGGCGCTCATAGAGGAGATAGACGCGGGGATAAAGAAAGAGACGAGTGTCGGCTGTTCGGTCGGCAGAAGCGTTTGCTCCGTCTGCGGCAAGGACGGGCGAACCGAGCCCTGCGCCCACATAAAGGGCAGGGAGTACGGCGGCAAGCTCTGCCACAGGATACTCTGCGACCCGACGGACGCCTACGAATGGTCGTTTGTTGCCGTGCCGGCTCAGCCCGCGGCAGGCGTTACTAAGTCTTACCGCGCGGACGAGCAGACCGTAAAGACCGTCAAGCGCCTCTCCTGCGCCAACGGGGGAATGACCCTGACGAAAGCCGAGGCGGCGGGACTTTACGGCTACATAGACGAGCTCGAGAAGCTCGCCCGCGAGGGCAGGGAGTACCGCGAGGAGTTAATATGCGATGTGATACGCATGGGCGCGGCGGCTCTGCCCGATATGCGCGGCGAGAGTCTCTCGGCGATATGCGGCACGCTCGGTCTCGAGCAGCTCAGAGAGCTGAAAAAGGCGTTTTCGGGCGGCGGAAAGCTCAACAGCCAGCTCTCGCCCAAAAATACCGAGGCCCGTTCGGGCAACAGCGAGTTCAGAATTTAAAGGAGGATATTTATGTCAGTTTCAACTAAAGGTTTTTGTGAGAATGTTTTAACTCTCAAGGCGGCAAGCGGACTTAAGGCGGGCGTACCCGTTGCGGTCAGCGCAAACGATACCGTCTCTTCCGCGGGCGCGGACGCAAAGTTCTGCGGCGTCGGCGTCAATGTAAACGGCGGCTATGCGGGCGTTCAGCTCTGCGGTGCGGTCACCCTGCCCTATACGGGCACGGAAGCCCCTGCGGTCGGCTATGCTGCGCTCGCAGCGGACGGAGCGGGCGGCGTTAAGGTCAGCACAAAGGGCAACAACTATCTTGTGCTCAACGTCAACACCGCCGCCAAAACAGTGAGCTTCATGCTCTGATTCTGAAAGGAGAATAATATGACTGCTTTTGATAATATCAGACTTGAAAAAGGTCTCTACGCATCCGGCGATTTCACCGGCGCACTCGAAAAGATAGACCCCTCGGAGAATTACAGCGGCACCGCGCTCGAGGGACTTGACGCATATCAGCGCCAGCTCAAGCGCTTTAATATCAAGGTCAGCGGAGCGGGCAGCGACGTTGTTGACAAGTTCTTCAAGACCTCCGATTCTGCCGTGCTCTTTCCCGAGTATGTCTCCCGCGCCGTCAGGCAGGGTATGCAGGAGGCGAATGTCCTTCCGCGCATAGTCGCGTCGACTACGGTCATAGACTCGCTCGACTACCGCTCGATAGCCTGCGAGCCGAGCGATGACGAAAAGGAGCTCAAGGTCGTTGCCGAGGGCGCGTTTATCCCCGAAACCAGCGTCAAGAGCAAGGAGAACCTCGTCCACCTGAAAAAGCGCGGCCGCTCCCTTGTCGCTTCCTATGAGGCCGTCCGCTTCCAGCGTCTCGACCTGTTTACGGTGACTCTGCGTCAGATAGGCGCATATATCGCGCGCACTCAGCTCAGCGACGCTGTTGATGTGCTCATAAACGGCGACGGCAACAATAACGCCGCCGCAAACACCGCCGTCGAATCAGCCGGCAAGCTCACCTATACCGACCTTGTCAACTTCTGGAACCTCTTCGACCCCTATGAGCTCAACACGATTATCGCAGCTCCCGCGCAGGTGGCGCAGATGCTCGGTATCTCCGAGTTCAGGGATGCCGCGGCAGGGCTCAATTTCCATGCGACGGGCGAGGTCATAACTCCTCTCGGAGCAGATCTTATAAAGGGCTCCTGCGTGCCTGCGGGCAAGATAATCGGTATCGACCGCAGCTGCGCTCTCGAAATGGTCACCACAGGCCCCGTCTCCACCGAGTACGACAAGCTCATCGACCGCCAGCTCGAGCGCGCGGTTATAAGCTCGACGGCGGGCTTTGCAAGGATATTTGACTCCGCCGCCCGCACCCTTACCGTCTGACGGCGGGGGTGAGAGCATGATAACTCAGTGGAGCGTACTCTCCCTGTTAAAACAGCTTACGGACATCGGCGAGGAGGAGGAAAAGCTCTGCCTCGGAATAGCCCTGAGCTCGCTCGAACGCGTACAATCGAGATTAAGAGCCGATGCGGACATTAACGATGTGAGAATCGCTCAGGCCGCCGCGGGACTCGCCTATTACGCCCTGTGCGTGCGCCGCGCGGGCAATTCGGACGGCGTCGAGAGCTTTAAGGCCGGCGACATCACCGTTAAAAAGGGCGCGGACAGCTCGCTTAAATTCGCGGCGTCCGTGCGCGACGCTGCTCTCGCCGAGCTCACGCCTCTTTTGAGCGACGACGGTTTCTTCTGCTGCGGGGTGGAGATATGAACCTCTCGGCGGAATTTGAAAAGTGGGGCAGGGTGCTCGTTATCGAGAATACCGACTCCACGAGAACCGCGCCGTTCAAGGGCTTTATTCAGCCGCTGAGATACAAGAACAAGATGTACCTCTACGGCGTAAACACCGAGATAGGCTACAATTCTCAGGGCTATTATCTCTATATCGGCCCGCCCGAGCACGATCTGACGCTCAACGAGGACGCGCTGATAATCGACGGAGATATAAAATATCAGATAGACCGCGCGGAGAAGATAAAGCTCGGCGAAGAGGTGCTCTATGTCTGGGCTGTTGTGCGAACGGTCGTTGAGATAACGGAATAATTTTAAAGGGCTGCCGGGCTTTCCCGGCAGTCCGGTTTCAGGGAGGTTTTTATGAGTACAATAAGTGTTCTGCCCTCGCAGATAGCGGGCTGGCTTTCCGAGCAGACAAGTCTCGGCGGGATAAGATTCATAACCGAATATCCCGCCGTCAAAAAGGAGATACCCCTAAAGCGCGTCACCGTCGCCGTGGGCATAGGGGAGATGGAAATAGTGGACAGCTTCACCGAAAACGACGAGGGTGTGCTGATAAAGAACGAATACTGCCGCCTCGCAACTATAAAGATAAAGCTCGCCATCCATGTCCCTTACAGCAGGGGCGGCGCTGCCTGCCATGATATTTTGACCGCCATTATCGACTGCCTGACCTTCGACACGGATTTGAATGTTGTCGAGTCCGGCTGCTCCGGCGTCAAGGCGGACAGGGACACCGACGCCTTTGTGCTCGACGCGTACATACTCATGCAGGCGGATTTCTGCCCCGCCGACACAACGGGCATGAACTTCCACTGCTTCCTCGACAAGACCCTGCTCTGCGGCTCGCACGTCCGCGATACCGTGAAGCACGTCACCGCCGAGGATAAGGCTCTGTGGAACGCACCTGTAAAAATCGGCTCGTATACGGGCACGGGTGCAAAAAGCCGTTCTGTAAAAGTCGGCTTCAAGCCCACCGCCGTATTTGTTTTTTGCAGGAGTATGCCCGCCGCTATAGCTGATTTTTCGGGCTCGTCGACAAACTGCTATGTTGCCGCCGCAACTCAGGGAGGCGGTATGGCGGGAGTCGGCATAACCTCCGACGGCTTCAGTATCAGCTCGGCGAGCGCCGTCAACGGGGGCAAGAGCCAGCTCAATGATTTGGGCATGACCTATTCGTATATTGCGCTGAAAATATGATTTGCCGACCCTTTTATCGGACAGAACTTCCTTTTGCTGCGCTAAAAATGTGATTTTGCATCATTTAGTGCAACTTTCGGGGCGAATTTAAAATATTTACCCGTTGACAAATATTTGATGTGATACTATAATTATAAGTGTAGCACGAACAAATGTTCGAAAACAAGGAGATGAGCAAATGTCAAAAAGAAGTGTCGGGGCGGCGATGGATTTCTCGTTTCCGACTCCCGAAGAGCGGCAGGCGGCAATGTGCGTCTGCTGCGGCTCGCACTGCCCGGGCTGCGAATCACCGGATGACTACGCATGGCGGCGCAGAGATGTTGACCTGTCATTGCTTACCGACGAGGTGATAAAAACAAGGCTCACGCCGCGCGAGAGGGAGGTGACCGAGGCCTATTGGTTCGACGGCCTGACCGTCTCCGCAATAGCCGAGAAAATAGGCGTGTGCCCGTCGAGCGTATCGAGACGGCTCGAAAAGGCACAGAGAAAGATTTATGACGCGCTGAGCTTTACCGTTAAGTATCAGCATGATTTGGAGAGCGTTGAATTTCTGCCGATAGCCGTCCGAAGGGCTCTCGCCGTGAGCGCGGCAAAAAGATACGAGCCGGAGAGCATAGGCGGCAGGATAAAGAAGCTCAGATGCGGCGAAAACATAGGCGAGCAGATGCTCTGCGATGCGCTCGGAATGCGAATAAAGACGCTTAGAATGATAGAGAGCGGAGAAAAGGAGCCGAGCCTGCACCAGCTGACGGAGTTCGCCGGCTTTTTCGGCACGACGGCGGATTATCTTTTGAAGGGAGAAGAAAAATGACGTTCAACAAAACGCTTTGTGACCTTGCAGACGAATATTTCGAGCAGGCGCAGGTGCTCGAGGGGATAATTGCAAAACACAGAAAACGCCTCGCGTCTCTCCCTAATCCGGAGACGAGCCGCGAGGCCTACGGGATAAAATCGCTGCTCAATGTGCTCTATGCGGAGCACAGGGACGTAATGGAGACGGCAAATTTTCTCAAGGACAACTATTCCGGGGAGGAAAATCAATGAGAGATATAAAAGTAAAAATACTTGCGGACGGAACGGCTCAGGTTGAAGAGCCGTTCTGCTTTTGCGGGGAGCATAATGCGGCGCGGCTTTGTATCACGCTGAACGAAGAGCTCAAAACCGATGCGTCGTATTATCTTCTGAGCTTCGACGTTTACGGGCTCAGCCGCCGCATAATGTCGAATATTATAAGCGGCGCGGACAGCGCGCCCGCCTATGTCAAGGACGGTGTTATATACTGTCCTCTGCCCGAGGCGCTGACCTCGACGGGCGAGCTCTCGGTTCAGGTCGAGGCGCACAGACGCGATGAGCTTGAGGTGAAGGCGGTAGTAAAATCCTCCGTGTTTACCCTCGGCTTTGAACCGTCGGTCATGGGCGCTGACGGCGAACTTGAGGAGGCGTGCGGTATTTTGCCGCAGATTGCCGCTGCGGTGGAAAGTTTGAGGGATTTAAAAGCCGTGTTCGGCGATCTGGACGACTTCAGATTTGCCATAATCAACGCGCTCGGCTACACTCCGAGTCAGCCAGCCATGCGATCCATCTGCAACAGCGCGACGGTGTCCGAGTATACCCGCAATAATTCGGAATACTGCATGACGGGGCTTCAGACACTCAATATAAAATACCCCGAAGCTACAGAAAAATTCGAGTGCTGGATGCGCCTGACCTTTGCCGAGAGCGGGACAATCACCGTCACATTTCCCACTGATACCAAATATATCGGCACAGCGCCCGATTTCAAAAACGGCGAGACGTGGGAGCTCAGCTTCAAGGACAAGGTACTGGCGGCTCAGAAGGTCGGTGAGGGTACTTGAACAGACGCAGATTTATATGGCAAGAGGCGGAGACGCAGAGCGGACTGCCGAGCAGCTATACCGCAGTCGATTATTTGCAGTCCTCGGGCACGCAGTGGATAGACACGGGCTACAGGTACGGCGCAAGCAGCGATGTTGAGATTAAATTCAGCGCTCCCGACACGGACAACGGAACAGATTTAGGGGCGATGGATTCGAATGACGCAAAATATAAATTTGTAATCGTACTTGCCGGTGGACTTCTATGGCTTGGACGGGGCAGTGACGGTAACAATATCCATGTAGACGGTATGCAAAAACCGATAACTTTGCGCAATATCGGGAAGTTGTTCAAAGTGACAGACGACACGGGTAAAGAAAGAACAAAAACGGTTGAGGATGCAGGATATGTCGGACCCGAGCGGACAATATATCTCTTTGCCCGACACACTACGACGGGTGCAACCAATATGAGCAAATCACAAATTTATTATTGCCGATTCTATGAAAACGGCGAGCTTGTTTGCGACATGCGCCCGTGCCTCAACGCTGACGGCGTGCCGTGTATGTACGATTTAATAAGACGGCGGACTTTATACAATCAGGGCACAGGCTCTTTTGCGTGGGGGTGATTAAATGATATACGGAAAACTTATAGACGGCGAGCTCAGAGGAGCACCGCGACCGATAAAAACGGCGGACGGCGATGTGTTTACAAACGACCCGTCAATATACCTCGCCAACGGCTATAAGCCGATAATTTTAACCGACTGCCCGTCCGACGGGAAGAGCTATGTCGGCTCATGGACGGAGACAGAAACAGAAATAACGCAGGTGTGGACGGAAGTCCAGCAGTCGGATGATGACCCGATATCAGACTCCGAGGCGCTTGAAATAATCACAGGAGGTGCGGATATATGACACGAGCAGAAGCAAAAGCTTATCGCAACAAGATAGATGGCGTGTTGACGAAGGTCACTACGGACGCAGAAGCTTTGGAGTATGCAGAGCTTTATTCGCTGTGGAGCGGATATGTCGATTATGCTGTCGGCAGTATAGTCCGCAGACCGAGCGGGCTGTATAAGTGTTACAACGCCATAACGGCAAATCCGACATGGTTGCCGGAAAACACCGCCGCGCACTGGGAGCCTATCACGGTCGGCGAAGACGGCACGATAGATAACCCGATAACCGCTGCCGCTGGTATGCGGTATTTCAAGGACAAGTATTATCTCGACGGCGGCAAAATTTACAGATGCATACGCGACGACAGCAACGGTCAAGGTACTATACTGCACTATGTACCGTCGCAGCTTGTGGGCATCTACTTTGAGGAGGTAGAGTAAATGAATATCTGCATATCAATAGGACACGGAAAATCAGCCAAAGGCGGCTATGACAGCGGCGCTCTCGGCGGCAATTATCAGGAGTTTAAGATAGGGCGTGAGATTGGTAAGTATATCGGCGAAATCCTCAAGGGCTACGACTGCAAAGCCGACGTAATCAACTACGACGCGACGCTCTATCTCACCGAAAGAATAGCCCACGTCAACAAGTATGGTTATGATTTGGCTATGGAAATCCACCTCAACGCCGCAGGCGGAACGGGGAGCGAGGTCTACTACAAGCACAAGAGCGCGTCCGGCAAAAAGCTCGCCGGAGCAATCAGCAAGAGCATTGCTAATACCTTCGGCATCCGCGACAGAGGAGCAAAGGTCAAAATCAATTCCGCAAATGGCACGGATTACTTCGGTTTTGTCCGCTCGTGCAAGTGCGAGTCTTTGTTGATAGAGACCGTATTTATTGACACCGCGAGTGACCGCAAGCACGTTGAGACAGCCGCAGGACAGAGACAGTGTGCGGAAGCTGTCGTCAAGGCCGTCGCCGATTTCTACGGCATAAAGAAAAAGTCCGCTCCGGCAGTCAAGCCGAGCGAGGACAAGCCTGCAACGACCGCCCGCGCGGGCGATATCGTCAAAATCAAGGGCAACAAGTACGCAACGGGCGAAAGAATCCCCGCTTGGGTCAAGCTTAAAAAGCACACGGTCAAGACCGTCAGCGGGAGTCGCGCGCTGCTCAAAGAGATTAGCTCGTGGGTCTATGTCTCCGATTTAACCGTTTTGCAGTCTGCAAAAATAACGGTCGGCAGCAAGGTCAAAATAAAGCCCGGCGCGACCTACGGCGGACTGACGGCAGCACGCGGTTCGATAGTACCGAACACGCAGCTGACAAGGACGCATACCGTCGGCAAAATACAGGTAAACGGCAGAGTCCGGGAAGCTCTTCTGACCGATATAGCAAGCTGGGTAGCGGTCAAATACTTGGAGGTGTCCAAATGACCGTAGGACAAATCGCCGCTCTATGCGGCATACCTTCGGCGTTGACCGTCGGCATCGTCGGCTTTTTGTTTTGGCTTTTAGAACACAAAATCGCCAAAAAAGAAGCGGCACGGGTAGCACAGGAAGAGAAGCTCGCCGCCGTCCGCGAGAAGCAAGAGCAAAAGCTCGAGCGCGAACGACAGAATCGTGACGAGAATCGCAGAGAGTTTGAAAAAAATCTGCTCTTAACGAGCAACGCAGCCCTCGCCCTGGGCGAAGCGACCGCCCGCGCGGTACAGAGAATACCCGACGCGCACTGTAACGGCGACATGCGCGATGCTTTAAACTTCGCAAAAAAAACAAAACATGAGCAGCGGGATTTCCTCGCCGCTCAGGGCATAGAAAACATATTTTAGGAGGCTATCAAAATGGCAAAAATCAAAGACATTCTTGCAAACATCGGCAACGTCAAGGTCGGAACGTGGGTCAGAGGAATCCTGCTGATTATCTCTCTTGTCAACATGGCGCTTTCGGCGGCTGGCAAGGCACCTATTCCCGCAGATTATAACGAGCTCTACACAATCGTGAGCGTTATCTTCTCGGTGCTCGTCGGAATTTCGGCATATTGGAAGAATAACAGCTTCACCGAGGCGGCACAGACTGCGGATAAATATCTTCACGAGCAGGGCACGGCGATTGAAGACCCGGGCACAGACGAGGAGGCGGAGTGATGATAACAGCTATCCTTTTTAATCTTTTGAACCTTATCGGGCTTTACGGCGAGGCGCTTGTCGTGGCAATACTTAAACTTTTCGGGAACATATAAAAATTACCGGGCAGGGGAGAAATCCCTTGCCCGGCTTTTTCAGTTTTTAGATTAAAAATATTTGACATTATAAAAGTCAATAATCTCGCCGGACTCCGAGAGTCCGCGAAAATAACAGTAGGAACTCGCCAAAAAAATCTTTCCCATCTTAACGAGCGAAGCAAGCTCTTCGGCGGTTGCTGCGGAATAAACGCTTGTCCCGATGCCGAAACGGTCAGTGCGGTTTGGAATTACGTCGCGCAGAATTTCGGCGCTCATATCGCACCATTCAATCTTCTCGAGAACATTGTCGGAGAAGGTCGTGCGAGAGAAAATGAGGTCTTTAAAAATCTTTGGAATCAGGATTTTTACGATATTATCGACTAAAACCGACTTGACGGTGTACTCATCGTACTTGCCTCGACCTCTGTCATTTTCGGCGAGTTCAGACTTTTCAGCATCGTCAACGTCAACCACTATAAGAGCCGCCCCGAAATTGACGAATGAATTTTGTGAGGTTGTTGGATTGAAAAGATAAACGACATCAGTGCGGTTGTCGGCGCGATGGCCTTCTTCCCACTTATCGTTTTTTGAAACATCGAGCGAGACGAGCCCGTCTCTGCAAATAGCTTCAAGGTCGTTTATATCTGCGTTATGATAGAGTGTCATTTTTTTCGTCCTTTCTGTTCGACTCTGTCCTCTTCCACTATCTAAATTATATCATACTCTTATAAGTATGTCAATACTTTTCTTCGAAGTTTTTTTAAAAATTTCAAAACAAGCAGCCCCGCGCGCGGCGGAGCTGTTGATGTTATTATTCGCTTAAAAATTCATCGATTGCCTTTTTAAAGACCTGTGAGTAGGCGATGCCCTCAGCGTCACATTTAGCTCGGAATTTTGCGGCCGTTTCTTTTTTTACGCTCACAACAAATTGGCTATAGGTTTTTTGGTTATAACGGCGCTTAACCTCTGTCGAAGTGTGCGTCTTGCGCTTCTCGTCAGTCATCTTCTTCATCCTCGGCGTTTCTGCATTCAGCTTCTCGCTTCTCCCAGCTTCGCTCGGCGATAACGTCATAGCCGTATGAGTTCGAGTTCATCAGCTCTTCAAGGGCGTCCTCGATTTCATCGATATTTGAAGGGTCTTTGATGTTAAGCTCAAACTCTTCGACCTGTACGGAGTTATTCATCTGCTCTGTGCGCGTCCAGTGTCGCCAAACGCTCCCCATTTCGGCGATGGCTTTTTCACGGTCAGCTCCGATGTAGTCGTCGAATATGTCACCTCTGACGAATGATTCAACTTTGTAGATTTTCATCTTTCATTATCCTTTCTTTTTTAAACGGGGTTGTGCTCGCTCTTAGCCGTATTACCGCCCTTGCGGGCGTCACTCTGCGTTAGAGTAACGGCTTTTTTTGGGCTGCTTCTTCGGCTTCCGCAAAAGAATCATAGTCCCGAGCCAAGCCGCCCCCAGTTAACAAACAGTTTGCGTATTTTTTGCCGAGAAAAAATTCGCCATCTGCATTGATAAGTGCCGCATAATCATTATTAATTTTAATTGCGAAAAATTCAAATGGAAGGTCAGCGTAGATGAACTGCTCGCCGTCCTTCAACGCATCAAACTCCTTTTCAAATCGGTCGCTGTGCTCGCACGCTAATGTTGTAGTGATTATCTTCATTGTAATACCTTCTTTCAATTTTTTAAAATAGAGGCTCTTGCCTCATTCATTGTCTAAATTATATCATACTCTTATAAGTATGTCAACACTTTTTTCAAAGTTTTTTAAAAAATTTGAAAGTTTTTTATTTTGATTTTAGCAATATATATCCATATAGTCAATCCAACAAAGCGGACAGATAGCATTTTGCCGACGTCGGCAAAATGTTAAAACAGCAGCCCCGCCGGAGCGAGACTGCCGAATGAAATAGGATAGAGCCGGAAGCTCTATATTGACATTATAGCACGATTTTCTAAAAAAGCAAGAGAAACGCCTATCTTTTCACCACACAAGCCAAGAGACCTGAAATAACATATAGCTCGGCGTGTTCGGACAGCTTATAGAGTGGTGAGCCATCTCAGAAGCCTTGAGCCTCAACGGCTTCAGGGCTTTTTCTTTTTTTAAAACATCTCGAAATTCCCATGTGTCTAACATTTTGTCTAACACTTTTTAATGTTTCAATGTGAATATTTTGCGTTATTTTTGTGTATTGACATTACCATTGATTGTGGTATAATCAATTTGTCGAATAAAAGTTGATTTTCTGAAACTTTAATACTTTTGATATTGATGTTAATTTGTAAGTGCAAAAAAAATACATACGAATACTTGTGTTCCAGTTATGCCCAATAACATATTTAAAATAAAAAAAGCTGCCCTGTTTCCTTTTAACAAAGAAATGCATAGTATCTTGCGATTCGAAGATAAACTGGACTTTGAAATCACTGATGTATATGATACAAAATATTCGTTGCGAGTTGGAAAGAACACTAACAAAGAAGTCAAGAGTGACTCCTCAGGGCATATTATCAAGAACATTGAAAAAATCGATTGGGACAGCTTTGACACATTGATTCTTGGTCATATCGACATGCTTATATTGCAAATGAAATCGTATGACTTCAAAAATAACCTGATTTCAGAAGCGCTACGGCATAATAAGCAGATATATTCTTTTGACGACTTAGGTCAAATCGTGAAAAACAATAAGAGAGTGCAAAGTCCAACAATACTGCCAGAACATCTCCCTCCTTTTCGATATGAAAAGCTACACGAAAATATTGTCCCCGTAGTTGGAGTTTTCGGCACAGGAGGACGCCAAGGCAAATTCACTTTACAAGTCACTTTGAGAAACTGTCTGCGGAATAAAGGCTTTAAGGTAGGTCAAATCGGCACAGAACCAAGTGCACTACTTTTTGGAATGGAGTATGTTTTCCCTATCGGATATAATAGTGTTTATTCTTTGCTCATACACGATTACGATGTTATAAGATATCTAAACGAAACTATACATAAACTGGAGGATACCCGGTGTGATATTATCTTGGTTGGATCCCAATCCGCTAGTGTGAATATCTATCCGAACCATCTCTACTATTATAATATTTTTCAAACAAATTTTTTAATGGGCACGCGCCCCGATGCTATTATTTTAAGTATTTCCATGAATGATACTTATGAATATATTGAAAAAACGATCTCATTTCTTGAATCAACCGTTGAATGTGAAGTAATTGCACTTTGCCTTTTTCCCGTGGTACAGACCTTTGACTGGGCGGGACCCGTGGGTCCAAGCAATATTATTTCAAAAGAATCATTCCAGAATGTAAAAAAAGATCTATATGATCATTTTAATTTACCTACATTTCTTTTGGGAGAAGAAGCCCAGATGATGGACTTAACAAATGAGATTATTTCATATTTTTCCCAAGAATCATAGATAACAGAAACACCGTAATATTTACACAAAACCACTTCTTAACAACAGAAAGGAGTGATTGCATAGTCTGCACAAGACCAAACGTCTCGATTAGTCTTATGCTGCTATGCAACATATATTTTATAATGAAAAAACGATTTAAAAATTTTTGGCATGGAATTCGTTTTATGCTACAATACACCAAGAAATTAAATCCCGCAGTATTTGTGCCTACATTTTTTCTTGTTATTCTTGAAATCGCGAAAACCTTTTCTTCAATCCTTCTCCCTCAATATTTTATTGATGATATTACAAACAGGTCATCAATTAGACAGACTATGTTTCATCTAGCCATATTAATAATTGCAATTTTTGGCATTCAGATTTTCAGAGCCGCTATTACCCCTTATATTTTAAAGGCGTATAACCAAGGTGATGCAAATACAGCTTTGGATTACGCATTTCATTATGTGAAAATGGAGTATAAAGACCAGGAAAATGATGAAATTCGCAATACACAAGAAAAACTGCGCCGCAATGTAACTGCAAATGGATTCGTAGCAGATGATTTGTCTGGATTTTTTATTAATCTGTTTTTAGTCATTGGCTTTTCTTTCATCATGGTAAGGCTGCATGTTCTAATCTATCTCGTCTTCTTTGTGATTGCAATATGCAATTATGAATTTGAGAAAAAAAGAGAACGATACAAATACGAATATGACCAAAATATCTCCAAGACTCAGAGAAAGCTTACCTATCTTTTTGAGATTCTCATTGATTTTCAATATGCAAAAGAAATGCGTATCAATCAAGCATCTAAATGGGCAAGCGATAAAATTGATAAAGAGGTAAAAGAATATAATCAAAAGTTAAGTGCACATACAAAAAAACTCTGCCAGCTTAACTTTTTTGAAACAGTTTTATTAGCGATAATTAATGCCGTTTCGTATGGATATGTTGTATATCTTGCATATAATGGCTCTATTTCAATTGGGCAAATGACAATGTATATTGGGACAATGCTTGCTTTTGCTCAGGCTGTTGGAGGACTGTTAGCAAGTGTAAATCGTCTGAACATGTTTTCAGTATATGTAAAAGATTACGAGACATATCTAGAAAACGTAACCTCTTCTAATAAATCGCTTCTTGCACAAACTTCATCCCAAAAAGAAGGTAGTTATGATATCGAGTTTGTAGATGTAAGTTTTAAGTATCCAAATTCAAATACCTTCGCATTGCAAAATATTAGCTTAAAAATTTGCACTGGAGAAAAGGTAGCGCTCATTGGCCTTAATGGATCGGGGAAAACCACCTTCGTAAAGCTTTTATGTAAAATTTATCAGCCGACAACTGGAAAAATACTACTAAACGGAACAGACATAAATGAAATTTCTTCCTCTGAATATGCAAAAATCATATCTGTCGTTTTTCAGGATTATAAAATTTTTTCCTTCACGTTTAAGGACAACATTATACTTTCTGGTGAAGATGATATAGCAAAGCTAGATGAGGCAACACGAGACAGCGGTCTTGAAGATAAGATATCTTTACTCCCTGACAGATATGAGACTTATATTAATAAAGATTTTAGTGAAGATGGAATTGAGCTTTCAGGTGGCGAGGGTCAGAAACTAGCACTAGCCAGAGTTCTTTATAAAAATTCACCTATTGTTATTTTGGATGAACCAACTGCAGCAGTAGATGCAATTGCAGAACAGCGTATGTATGAACAAATCAGTCAACTCACAAAAAATAAAACCACCATCTTTATCTCGCACCGAATGTCTTCAACAAAATTCTGTGATTCTATTTATGTGTTTGATGGAGGAAAGATTGACTCTGTTGGTGGACATGATAAGCTACTACAAAAACAAGGAATTTATGAAGATATGTTCATGAAGCAATCCCTGTACTATAAAACGTGATTGTCGCTGCCTTTTAATTTTCAGGAGAAAGGAATCATAGTTTTATGAGCAAGAAAAAAACTCCCATCTTATCCAATTTGTTTTTTTTGCTAAAGTTTATATGGAAAATAAATAAGAGGATTTATGCGTTGAATATCTTTAAAGTGGTGTTGGATATCGCACAAAGTCTAACTACTGTAATTTTTTTGCGATATATCGTACAGTACATTATTATAGACAAGAACTGGACTCTGACAGCTATATTTGTTGGAGCGCTTGTGGTCTCTCTTGGAATCACGCAAATTCTTTCGTCCGTGATAGAACCTATTCTAAGAAAAGATATGGATTTGCTTGAAAAACAGATTCTCACGCAAGTAGGCATGACCGCCATAAAAATGGATTATTTTGAAATGGAGAAACCGTTTGCAAAAGATTTGCTTCAACTGGCACAAGATCCGGGAAAGTTCGTTGGTGTGCTTGAAAATGTAATTGTTTCCATTTCTACATTTGTTACAATTATTGGTCTTGCTGCAACCATTCTTGCTGTAGACAAGATATTGATTGTTCCTCTGCTTGTCGCAATCGTATTGATCCTTTTATCCGAAAAAGTAAAGGCTTTAAACTGGACTAAATGGAAGAACCTTGTTATCCCACCACTCAGACGAACAAATTATGTTTTGGGGCTACTTAAAAACCCCATATACGGAAAAGAAGTCCGCATTAATGCAATTCAGGAATGGCTCTATGACAGAGCAGAAGAAAATTGTACGGAGTATCTAAAAACAAAAAAGAAATATCCTTTGATATCATACTGGAGCCATAACGGGATAATGACCGAAGAGACAAGCATTCCGATGAGTATGCCGGAAATGAGAGTCCACGACATTTTGCGTATAAAAGTCAGCTGA